TTCCAAAAGGCCGCTTTGTGTATTTGCCCATTGCCGCGCTAACGCGCCGCTATGGGGCTTTCTGTTGCTCCTGGGGCTATTGCCGTTTTTGGCTATAGCTTCTTGGGGTCGTATGGGATTGTGTCCGTCGCCTTGTCGGTCGTGGCCGTGCAGTAAATGGCCAAATCCCGCGTGTATCCCTCGTATGGGTCTATCCGCGTGACTTTGTAGAGGATTCCGTCATACAGTACACGGTACGTGTCGGCATAGGCCCGCTTTAGCGCCTTGGTGTAATTCACCCTGAACAAGCAGTCTTCCCTTACGTTCGTCTGGGCGCTGGCGAAATAGAGGCTTCCGCTTAGTTGCTTAAAGTAGGCCCATACCGTCGGCTGTGCGTGTATCGGCATGTATGCCTTAACCGGGAACCCTTCCGCGTCCGTTCCATCCACGTACTTGTAAACGGTTACCTTCTTATCCTTTAGAACCTGTTTTCCGGCCATTTCTAGCCCCCTCCTTCTACAGTGCGTTTAGAAACTCGTTGTAGTGCTCATAAAGCCCCACGTAAGCGTCAAGTAGGCTTGCCGTGCCGTCTATGCGCCGCTTCGCGCTGCTGTTCTTAACCGGAACGATGTTGCCGTTTCGGTCTTCCTGGATGCCGGTATTTGTGAGACACCATTTCAAAATAGGGTTGTTGTTATAAACCACCTTTTTTGCCTGTAGATCTGCGCCCAGGTTTTGCATAGGCAGCGAGAGCGTGCGCGCACCTTGTATGCAGCGCTCCATTTTGAACCCATACCCGGCCATCTCTTCCACGAAGTACCGGGCTGACCAAGCGTCGTAATACACCCACAAGGGCGTTATTCCATGTTCTCGGACGATTTCGAGGAACCAGGCCGTTACGTCGCTATAGTCGATGGTGTTGCCCTTGCAAAGTCTCAACAATCCCGCTTCATGCCATTTGTCGTAGGGTATCTTCTCTTGCTCTACACGCTGGGCAAAGTTCTCTTCCGGTAGCCAATACATTTGGTGTACGTATCGCCTGTGCGTTTCCGGATGCATCATTAGAACCGTTGCGCACGTTAGGTCGGTCGTTAGCGACAAATCCGCGCCGCCGATAGCGTAAGCCCCTCGGAAGTCTTCAAGCGAAAATGTCTCTTCGTTGTTGATGCTGTCAAAGTCCAGCCATGCGTTATAGCGCGTCTCCCGGACATTGAAGTCCTTGCACAGGATGCCGCTAAGGTCTTTGGGGCTTTGCTTCGCGCGCTCCACTTTGGCTACAAGGTCTTCTAGCTTCTTTATGCGCCCTAGTCCTGGGTTGGCTTTGAACCATGCCGCCGGGTTTGTCCACTCTGCTTTAGCGTCCAGCTCGTAGATGATGGGCAAAAATGTAGGGTCGTTTATGGTGCCGTCTACAACCTTGCAAGCGTAGTCGTACATATCATCAAAGATGCACTCGCGCACGGTTCCCGCCGTGGTAATCATCACTAGCAGGGGTTGCCGCCTAGCGCTCTGCGACTGCTTCATAACCTCGTATAGGTTTCTATCTTTGATGCCGTGCAGCTCGTCAATGATGATTCCTGAACCGTTCAAGCCGTCCAGGGTGTCGCTGTTCTTGCCCAGGGCTTGAATCTTTGACATAGCAGCCGAAAAATACAAATCGGTCTTGCGCTTCTTTATGTGCTTCCGTAGTTGCGGGCTTTGGGCAACCATGTTGCACGTTTCGTCAAAGATAATCTTTGCTTGGTCTTTCTTCGTGGCTACGCTGTAGATCTCCGCCCCGGCTTCGCCGTCTGCCAAAAGAAGGTAAAGCGCGATGCCCGCAAGCATGGTTGATTTACCGTTCTTGCGCGCAACCATAAAGAAGGCTTCGCGGTACTTGCGCAAGCCTGTTTCGCTATCGACAAAACCGAAAAGCGCGCTAATGAAGGCCTTTTGGAAAAGCTCCAGGCGCACGGGTTGACCCGCCCACTCGCCCTTGGAGTGCTTGCAAAAGCGCTCTATGAACTCGATAGGCCGGTTTGCCTTCGCTTCGTCAAAGCGATATTTGCCGGGGTTGTCCATGTCGTAGGCTAGCCGCTGGTATATCTTCCTAACGCGCTTGCTCGTTACGATTTCCCCGGCTTCTATCTTGTCCAGGTATGCGCGTATCCAGTTCACGGCACGCGCCCCCTATACCGCCTGGGCAAGGAAGGCTTGCAATTCGTCTTCCGCTCCCTTTGCCTCTTCCTTGGGCAACAGCTCGCAAAGCTGCTTGTAAAGAAGGCTGTAGCGCTGAATAAGCGTGCTGTAGCTCTTTAGCGCCGGGCTTTCCCTAAACATTTCCTGCTTGCCGTTCTTGAAAAGCTCAACCGCGCCTTTCTCGTCAACGTCCGCGCGCAATTCCTCAAGAGTGCAGGCCATGAACACAAGTTCACGGGTCAAGCTGTCCGCTACGGCCTTCTTGGATTCCGGCACGGCCTTGGCAATCTTGTTGAGCTTGCGCGTCTCTGCGCGCTTGATTTTATCCTTGTCAATCTCCATGCTATCTACCCCCATTTCAAGTAATCATGTAAGCATGTAAGTAGTCTTACCCCCCTCCTATGGGAAACCCCGGAGAGGTTTAAAAACCTGGGCTCTGTGATTACGCGGGAGCCTGCTCCGCTATCGCCCTGGGGGCGTTCGGGTCATGGTTACCGCTGTGAAAGACGCTCCGAATAGCGCAACTTCTAGCCATGAAGAAATGAATTGAAGGAGATAGCTAGCAGCTGCCGCCTTGGTCTGCTTCCCCGAATAATCCAGGCTCTAGCCTTTGGGTGACAAGCCCCGCCGTCTGTCCGCCTGGCAAGCATTCCAGGCCGCTACCCGGAACGCCTTGCACAACGTACCTATTCCCTTACCAAGTTGCCCGCTTCGTCGAACCGCAAGCCCTCCGCCGTCGCCCTGCCTGTGAAGTGCTCGTGCTGGTGGCACGTCGGGCATAGTGCCTCTAGGTTGTCCCAGTCCAGCGTGATAGCCGGGTCGTTGATGTTCGCCGGCGTAATGTAGGTGCGGTGGTGGACTATGAAGGCCGGTCGCCCGCAACGCTCGCATACATAGTGCTTGCTCTGCATGTAAGCCTTTTGGGTATCCCTCCATGCCTTCGACGTGTAGAACGCCTTAGCAAACTCCTTCATAGTCCCACCACCAACCTAGCTAGCCCACGTGCGCTACCGCCTTTAGCAGGTTGTCAATCGAGCGTTGCAGCCTGTCCGTGTCGGTCTGCGTCGGGTCGTACAGAAGCGACAAGATAAGCTTCGTGGCCGTCTTGGCAAGCGGGCTTGCCGCCTGGGCGAACGGGTCTAGGCCGGTAGCAATCTCGATGTATTCCGCCGCGCCCTCGATAAGCCCGGCAATAACTACGTCGTTGTCGGTGTTGTCCAGGCGCAACCACTCGCGCGCCTCGTCCAGGCTGATAACCTCGTTAGCCATACGTCAAGCCCTCCCCGCTGCTACTTGCCCGCTGCGACGGAAAGCTTAACGAAAGCCTCGGGCGCAATGACCTTGGTGTCCGCAATGGCCATGCCGCGATAGTCGATAAGGCCGGAACGGAAAGCCGACTGAGTGGAAGACTCAACCGCGATGCCGTTCGCGAGATTGAAGCCCAGGTAGGCAAAGTCGCCGAAATAGGCCACGTTATCCGCAACGAAGTCATCAACGACAACGTCAAAGCCAAGAATCTTGCCGATGGTCTCGTCGCGCGGATCGGGAACAAAGATAGGCTTCTTGTTATCGTCGGTCATGCCGTAGAAGGCCGTGTAAAGGGTCTTGTTGTTCATGACCCACTTAGCACGACGGGCATAGCCGCGCTTCAGAAGGGCAACCGCCTTTACAACGTCCAGGTAGGCAATGGAGCCGCCCGCCGCCACGGTAACGCTGTTGGTAGCGCCCCAGGTAACGCCGTGCTCAAGTCCCATGCCCTCGCCGGTACCGGTGCCGTTGATAAGCGCGTCCGCGATGCACTCAAAGACGCACTTGTTAAGCTCGTCGGCAAGGTAGGCTTCGAACGCGCTAACGCTCATAGCCTTAACCTTAGAGCTGATAGAGAAAATCTTGATAATCTCGTTAGCGTCGAAGTTAACGTTAGTGATGCCGGGCTGCTCGGTGTTAACGGCTGCGCCCTCGGTGTGCCATGCCGCCTTAGCGGAAGGCGTGGCAACCGGTACGGCAATCTTGGAAGGCATGTTGAAGGCGCGGGCAATGGAAAGCGTGCCGCCCTCGGTGCGTGCCTTTGACACAATCTCATTGAGTGTGGCGGTGGGGATGATAACCGGCGTGTTGCCGCTGGTGGTGTAAGCGTCCGCCGCTCGCTTCTCCATGTCCATAGCGCGGCCATAGGCGTTCTTCTCGGCCTGGGTGAGGCTCTTGCCAAGAAGGGACTTATAGAAGGCGCTGCGGTACTCGGCGCTTGCGAAAACGTCGCCCTTCGTGGCCTGGTCGCTACCACCGGCAAAGCTCATGCCGGTAATGGGGTTGTAGCCGCGCGCCTCCGGCTCCTGTGCGCCCTGTGCGCCCTGTGCGCCGCCCTGGTCGCCCTGCTTCTCCTGCGCGTTAGCCTTGGCCTCGGCAAGGCCGGTAAGCTCGATATTAAGCTGCTTAATATCCACGTTGGGGTCGGTCTCAATGAGTGCGTGCATCTCCTGCGCGCGCTTCTCGATCTCGGCAACGCTCATGTTTCGATAGTGGTTAAAAGCCTGCTGAACAGTAGTAAACATGTTCCTACACCTCTTTCATAAGGATTTTGTTACAAAGGATTCGCGCGTTGTTTAGCGCTTCGAGACGGTTAAGCCCTTCCGTGAAGGCCTTGCGCGCTTCTACGCTTGCCGTCGGGTATGCCGGGAATGGGCACACTGACACTTCGTAAATCTTGGCAATCTTCGTAATAGTGCGCGTGTTGGTCTTCGGGTCGTAGCTGTCCCCGCCTTCCGGCACGGTGAAAGCAAAGCTCATGCCGCTTAGGTCGCCGCGCTTTACTGCCGTATGCACTGCCCTAGCGTCTTCCGTGTCCGGTAGTTCCGCCCTCATTTCAAGCCCCCTACCGGTGACCTCGAAATGGAGCGTTTTGGGTGTGCGCGCCAACGGGATACGGTTCAAGTCGTGGTTGTAAAGTAGTCGGCTGTCCGTAAGGTCGGCTTCGTCCAGCGCGCCGCGCTTAATGACCTCGGTATAGCTTCCTGCCGGGTCGTTAATCGTTGTAGGCGTGTCGTAGACAATCGGCATACCCTCCAAAACAAGGCTTCCGCCACCCGCTGCCGCTGGTGCCTCCGCCCTGATTTCGGCTGTTCTTAGCTCTTTCATGCTGTAGCCCCCTCTGTATCCGCCGGGGCTTCGTCCTCGCTCGCCTTCGCAAGCTGGTAAGCGTCCACGATGTCGGTATTTGCGTTGTTAAGGCTCTGCAAACGTCGGTCGCCATCGTCCACCGGCGGAAGGTTGAGAATCTCCAAAGCCTGGTTAATGGTGAGGATGCTAAACGGCATAAGCTCCCGGATTAGATCCAGCTTGGTTTTGTTGCTTGCGAACAGAAGCCGCCCGCTGCCGAACTCAATAGCGTTACCGAATGCCTGCTCACGCTCCGAAAAGACCTTGCGCGTAAACTCAAGCGAAAGTTGCAGCGCCAACGGCTCAACTACGCTTTCGTAGAACGCGCCCCATTCGTCTTCCGTGTAGGTGCTGTTAACGATTTTCTCGGAAATGCCAAGGTAGTTGTAAATCTTCGTGGCCGTGGCCTTCGTCTGCTCCGTGTCAACCGTTACCGGCTTGCTATCAATCGGCGTGTATTCGCTCTTTGAATCCGTCGCAACGATGCCGCCATTGTTGGCAACGTTAAGGTACTCGGCTATAAAGGCCTCTTTGTCGGCCTTTAGCTTCTCGTCGCTAAGAATCTGCGTGTACTTGAGGATTCCGCGAATCGTCGCGCCGCTCTTGATGCCGTTAATGATGCCTTCGTTTTCGGTGTGCGCAAGCTCCAAAGCCGGGTAAATGGCCTCGTTGGAATCGCCTAGCAGCTCGTCGCCGTTGTAGTTGCGGCGCAAGTGGATTAGATCTCGATAGGGCAAGATAACTTCGTTGCCGTTCCTAAAACGAAACTGCACGAAAAGACGGCCGCTAGCGTCTATGAGAAAGTCTGCTTGAACGCAAGTCATAGGGTAAATGCTTCTCACATTGCCGCGTTCGTCCCTGTCCAGGAAGGCAAAGGCATTGTTGAAAAGGTAGTAATGCGTAGTCAGCTTGTAAAGCATGTCGTAGGCGTTCATGTACGGGTTCGGCTGCGTCTGTAGCAGCCTGTTTAGTACCCGGTCGCCTTCCGCCGTTCTTGCGCCGGTCTTGATAACGTGCGCGCCCTTTAGCTTCGCAACGTTGCGCGCGATTGAATCGACCGCGCCCCGGTAAATATCGTTTGCATATGCGCCGCCACTGAAAGCCGTAAAGGTAGCCATGTTGCCGTTAAGCGTCTCCGCCTTGGCAAGCTGCTTGCTGTCCGGTTGCTTAAAGCGGTTGAGAAAATTACTCCACCAACTCACACGCTCAACCCTCCTTCATTCTTTCTAGTAGGTTTGTAGTAATTCTTACAATCCTACATGTAAAAGAATAACACACCCTCCCCCCTGTTTGCAAGAATGTAAGAATGCATACACGCTTACAAGTAGGTAGAAGGCATAGGAAAGAAACGTGCAAACCGTGCCAAAGTGATTTCTAGCCGTCCAGGCGATAGCAAGAAACAAGGCAAAGAAAAATGCCCCTGTGAGACGCTGTAGTACCGCTCATAGGCCGTTTTAGCCTAAAGATGGGCAAATACCCTAGAAAGCAGGTAAAGACGCTCTAACGGCCTTCTATGGCTTTATATGCCGGATATTCTGCGAACGTAGTCCGCTTGCGCTATGGCTCTCGCTATCTCGTAGTCTGCAAAGCTCATGTTTCCGCGTCTTCTACGTGCATGACCATAGAGCTAGATCCAGTGGCAAGAAGTAAAAACGCCTGAGGATTGTTGAAAAGTTCCACTTCCCTATATCCCCTTTCCCCCTCTCTACCCCCTTTTCTGTATTAGGTAAGAATAGAAATACTTGGAAGTCTTGAAGCTAAAGGGGAAATGGGTCGTTTTCCCTGCTGTATAGCCGTTTTTGGGGGTTTTCAACAAATCACTTTGGCTAGGTTAAAAATCACTTTGGCTAGGTTTGCAAATCACTTTGGCTAGGTTTGCAAATGTAAGAATGTAAGCACCTGCAACCATGTCAAAGTGTCCCGGTCGGCATTCTTTATCAGTCCAGGCGAACCGCAAGCCGATAGGCAAAAGAAAAGCGCTCACGTGGGGCGCTGTAATACAACTCAAACCGGCAGTACGCCTAGGCGACTGGATTGCAAGGGGTTTCCCGAAGTTTTTTCACCTGCTGGTTGACCTCCGCGACGAACCTCACGGCATCGCCAGCCCTCTTGCGGTCAACCTCCATGCACCAGATGAAGTCGGGTCCCTCGATGCTCACGAACTTCTCGCCGCCCTTCCTCTTAGGCGCTGCTAGGGCGAACGCCCCCAGCAGCGCGATTCTTGTGATAGTGATGCGCGATTCAAGCTCGCGCCCTGATTCGATTCGCGCGACCACCCCGCTCAAGGGCTTCTCGCCTTCGCCCGACTGCGTGTGGATGATTGTCTTCTCTCGCAAAATCATCTGGTCGAGCATGCCGTCCCCGTTGAGGATTGCGACGACTGGGTTCTCCTTGGCCTTAATTTTCGCCTGCTCGCGCTTCGCCTTCTTCTCGGCTCGCTTGGTCTTGTCTCCGAACATTCTGTTTTCCTTTCTCTCGGGGGATTCGCAGTGACGGCCTGTCTCTCGATGGTATGTGCCGTTTGCCCTTTCCCTTTCGCTGTCCTGTTTCTAGGGCTTGTTAGCCCAAAGGTGGGCAAATACCCTAGCAAGCCGCTAGAACGCCTTAGAATGGCTTCTACGGCCTCGTACGTAATCGCTGTAAGTAACCATGTCTTTAGCAATCGCCTTGGCTATGACGCAATCGAGCCATGAGCCGCCCGCCCGCGCTTCGTCGCACTTAGGCCGGTAAAGGCCGCTTTGCCGGAACAGTGCCGCCATTTGCGCCGGGTCTTTGTCGGTGTAAAAGGCTAGATGGTCGCAAAGCCTTAGCGCCGCTTCGCTTTCGCTTTTCCATTCGGCAATATCGCCGCGCCATAGCTTCGCGATCTGTTCGCGGTTCCCGCCCTTGAACATTCTTGCCTTTACCCTGTCCAGGTGTCCGCTAACGGCTTCCTGCGGCGCGCTGTAAGGCTCTGTGACGGCTTCAACCGTCGCCGCTTGCTGTTGGTAGCCGGTCGGTGCAAACAAGGCGCTATATAGCCATTCCAGGGCTTCCGGTGCGTCTTTGATTGTGTCGCGCCCCTGCCATACGTCGCCGGTAATGGCTATGTATCTCCCCGTGTCGTATATTTCTACTTCCGGCTTCTTTTCCCTTAGCTCGCCGGTCTTCCGGTCTAGCTCCGTTCGCGTGAACCGCGCAAGGGTCGCCGCGTCAAGCTGTAGCCGCTCGGCCTTCGCCCGGTTTGCGCCCAGGGTCAAGCCGGAAGGCTTGCGCGCGATGATATGAAAGCCGCGCCCGCTTAGGCTCTTTTCCGTGTAGCTGTCTACGGCTTCGATTATCTCGGCCGCAAGTGGTAGAACCGCCCCGCGCGGATCTATTGCGCTGTCCAGGTCTATAACGATGTAATCGCCCGTGAAGACAAAGCCCAGGCCGCAATAAAGCCCCTTGCCTACGGCCTTCCTGCAATCCTCGAAAGCCGCCCAGGTGCGGGGGTCGTTAACTCTAGCCTCGCCGCCGTTCTTCGGGTTGAAGGGCTGTTTTAGTGGTGCCGCGCCTTTGCCGTATACAACCCACTTGGCCGCGCCCTTTAGCTCTGCCGGTACCCTTCTGTAGTTCCGCATGTTTAAACCTCGCCGCCCAGGAAGATTTCCACGCCGTCGCCCAGGTCGTTAAAGCTATCTACGATGCCGTTCTGCTTCAAGAAAGATAGCTGTTTCCTAACGGCATTCTTTAGCCTGTTCTGTTTGTTCGTGACGGCTTGCGCGCTCTTGCACTTGGAAAAATCCGCCCTGTCGTAGAAGCTTTGAAACGGTATCTTGCGCATGTTCGGGAAAACCCGCTTTCCGGCCTTCCTCATGCCCTCTAGCGTGTTAATGCGCGTTGCAATCAATTGCACTATTTCTTGGTTGTCCGCCGTGCGCCTTATGCCGCGATCTAGGGCGCTTGGCTTCTTTGGGCTGATTAGAGCAATTTGGTTTAGGGTTAGCGCGTATTGGAATAGTACGGGTAGGCTTTCTTTGAACTCGTAGTATTCGTACACGTCGCCGCCCGGAACGTCTCTAGCCGCCCATTTTGTAACGTCTACTAGATTCCCCTGCATCTGCATTTGCGGCAAGTCCGGGTAAATGTCGAAAATCTGGGCAACGTCAAGCCTTATGTAAATGTCCGCCATCTTTGCGATACTGTCGTCAAGCCGTGCCAACTGCTCCGGCTTTGGGTTTCCGGTCTGCGCCCTGTATGCAAGCCTGTAGAGCTGTGCCGGTGTCGCCCGTGGCGGCCTTCCGTCGCTGTCCCTTACCAGGTTGCAAATCGCAACGAACACGCGCCTGTCTTCCGCGTTGAGCGTGCTTATCGCCGCCTTTATGCGTTCGTTGTTTTGGAGCATGACGGTAACGAAACGTTCCCCCTTTTCGCCCGCTATCTCTTTGCTAATGGCTGTCACTACTTGTTCTGTGTCCATCGGCATACGGTCGAAAACCTTGTTAGTAACGTTGTCGATAGGCTCCTGCAACCCTTGCGTATACTTCCCGCGCAAGGTCGGCACTCTCGCCGCCGTTGGCATGTCGCTTATCACCGCGCTAATTGCCCTGTCCACGTCTTCAACCGTGCCGCCGTTGGCTAGGCTCATATCGTCAATGTAACCGGCTGTTGATTCACTCGGCACAAAGCCTATTTTGTCTTCATCCATGAGGATAGTTAGGACGGATATAAGGGCTTTTTTAATCGCCGCCGGGTCTTCGAGATCTGCGAACCGTTCGCGGATATAGTCAACTATGCCGCTACTTTTCGCCATTCCCGCCGGCTCCCCTCTCCGTGAAATATCGGTTTATGCCGTCTTCCGTGAAATACCATGTACGCCCTAGCTTCCGTCCTTCAAGCTTGCCCGCGTCCAGGTACCTTTTAAGCGTCCTTGTGGAACAGTGAAAAAGTTCCGCTACCTCGTGAATGTCGTAGTAATTACGGTTTTCAATCATTATGGCCATTGCTAGCCACCTCCTATTTTTCGCCTTCAAACAACTTGCTAACACGCTCCAAAACGCGCCGGGTGTCTTCGTCCAGGCCGCGCCCGCTTAGATATTCAAGAATGATTGTTTGTAAGGCTTCTTTCTTGCTTACACGCTTGTAAAAGGCGTAATCGTTGAACCGGTCTACCACGGCTTCGTCCAGGCGAAAGCTAACTACAACGTCCTTCTTTCGCTTCGCAACCTTTACCGGGGTTTCCGCTTCCTGGGTCGCTTCCTGCTCCCCCTGCTGTTCCTGCTCTTCGTCCATCCTGGTCATAAAGCCTTCTACGGCCTTTTCCAGGTCAAAGCCTTTTCTAGCCATTTCATCTACCTTCTTTCTAGGATTTCATTAGTTAATGCCTGGTAGTCTTTCGCCCCGTTGCTGTTCCTGTCGTAGGCGAAAATGTCCAGCCCTTCTATAGGCGCTTCCGCTAGGGCAACGTTTCCGCGAATGCGCGTTGCAAAGACCTTGCCGGGGAAAAGCTGCTCTAGCTTTCCTTCTATCGCACCCGTTAGCTTCTTGCGCCGGTCGTACATGGTTATTAGAACGCCGGTAATCTGAATGCCCTTGTTTAGCCGCCTTTGCACCACGCCCACCGTTTGCGTTAGCTGTGTCAAGCCCGCAAGGGCTAGAAACTCGGCTTGTACCGGTATGTAAACCTCATTGCAAGCCGTTAGCGCGTTAAGCGTTAGAACGCCTAGCGATGGGCTGCAATCTACAAGAATGTAATCATACTTACTTGTAGCCGGTTCCAGCGCTTCCCTTAGAAGGTACTCACGCCCCGCAACGTCGCCCGTGCCGCTTTCTATGCCGCTTAGCCGCAAGTCGCACGGTATGAGGTCGTAGCCGTTCGGTAGGCTCCTAACAACCTCAGAAAAGCCTTTGTTAGCCCTTAGAAGCTCGTAGGCCGTGCAATCGTCTTGCCGCACGTCTACCGCTAGGCTTTTGGTAAGGCTTCCTTGTGGATCTAGGTCAATGAGTAGAACGCGCTTGCCCGCGTTCGCAAGCCCCGCGCCCAGGTTTAGGGCTGTCGTGGTCTTTCCAACGCCGCCCTTTTGATTCACTATCGCAATAATTTTTGCCATTGGTTACGCCTCCTTCCTTTTCCTTGCGTTTTGGTTGCCCAGTTTCGCAACCCTCATTCGTTCCAGGGCTTCCGGCTTATATACGCCCGTCTTGCCCTTGTTCCAAGGCTCCGCGCCGCCCGGCGCAATGTTCCAGCCCAGTTCTGTTAGCCGCATGCGCCTTATGAGGTCTTTTTCCTCCTCGTAGGCCTCTTCCTGCGTTAAGCCCTCGTCAATGATTAAATGCCGTATGTTGTCCCAGCCGTATTTTTTGACTTGCTCATAGAACCGGCTCGAATGCCTGTAGCCCTCGCCCTTGTTCCACCTTTGCGCCGGTTTCTGTTTGGTCACGCCTAGATACATTCGGGGTACCGGGTAGCAAGGCGTGATGTGTGCATATAGCGTATACATGCGCCGTAAAGGGTCGCTAGCGTTGTCCGTTGCCATAGCTCCTACCTTCTTTCGCATCGCGCAAACCGGCGCGCTTTTGTCTGCTTGCTGCTTACATTGTCCATTATAACGACAAAACGCGCAACGTGTCAACTATTTTTCTTACGTACTTACATTCTTACGTTCTTACATTGCTAAAACCACGCCAAAGTGATTTGCAAGAACGTAGGCATAGAAAAACGGCCTTCTAGAAAGCCGTTTAAGGCGTTCCAAAAGGCCGCTTTGTGTATTTGCCCATTGCCGCGCTAACGCGCCGCTATGGGGCTTTCTGTTGCTCCTGGGGCTATTGCCGTTTTTGGCTATAGC